AGAAATATTAATGGTACTAGTTTTAATGGAAGTGCTAATATTACTACAGCCAATTGGGGTACTGCTAGAGATATTACAATAGGCGGAACTTCTAGGTCTGTAAATGGTAGTGCTGCCGTTACTTGGTCTATTGCAGATCTAGTATTGCCCGATGGAGCTGAAAGAACTAAGCAATGGGTAGTTGCTGCAAACGGAGCACAGGGACGTCGACATACAATCGGTAGAGTATACGGTACTCCAAACCATTGGATAAATACGTGGCAAAATATTCGTATAAAAATAGTTCAAGAAGATTGGAGTAGTGGATACGTAGACTACAATTTGTTTGGTTACTACGGAATGGGTAACGGAACTAGTTGGATATTACGACTAAAAGATGCTGATGGAGTAAATACTGGTTATTTTAGAGTTAGTTTAGGTACAGTAACTTATGCTGGTTGGCAATACTCTGGTCAAAATACGTATTATCAAGATGTTTATATTGATGTAGATTATTATACAACAGTTCGTGTAACCGCAACAACATATGGGCATAGCTATCAAAGTACAAATCCTACGGATGGAACCAGTGGGTGTTATACAGTTTTTTATGACAGTCCTAGTGCAGCAGATATAGCTTATGTTAACGACGATAAGTCAAGCACTTATCATTTTGGCGATAAAATTCTAAATGCTGCAAACTACAACAGTTATAGCCCAACCCTAACAGGCGGAAGTGCGTCGGGTACTTGGGATATAAGTATAAGTGGCAATGCTGCTACAGCTAATGCTCTAAATACCGGAAACAACTATACAGGTAATCAATTTACAGCAAGTAGTTCTAATGGATATTTTTTTGCGAACAGAAGTGTAATAGCCAATCAAGCAGGTATTCAATTCCAGACTGCCGGAACTACAAATTGGTGGAATTTCCTAGACAATAATTCAAATATTCTCGCTTGGTACCAATCAAATACTAATACGCAGGTAATGACTCTTACTCAAGCAGGAGTTCTTAATGTTATTGGAGGAATTACTCAAAATAGCAATCAGGTACTACATGCTGGCAACTACAACAGCTATAGTCCAACCCTAACAGGTACGGGAGCTAGTGGTACTTGGGGTATAAATATTACAGGAAATGCTGGTAGTGCTAACATTCTTGGAACTACGCGTTTAATAAACGGTACAAGCTTTAACGGTTCAGCTAACATTGATACAACTGAATGGTATCACTCAGATCGTGACTTTCCAAACGGTACATTAATTACTACAAATATTAACTACGCAGTTAGTGAGGGGGATCCCTTTGTTCTTGAAATTCGTGGTAACAGCTACGGAAATATTATACCGTTAGACTTGGTATATCAGGGTTATATCTATGCCGACACGATTATTAACCACGGCGGTATTTCCAATGGATTTAATATTACTGGTCTTGTTGCAATTAACAACGGCGGCAACTTATGTTTCTGGTTTCCAAGTCAAGGATATTGGAACGGATACAACGTAAAGGTTTATTCAGCTTACGCAACACGAGCTACAAATCGTGTTACTTCAATTACTGGTGTAGCAAAACCTACTACAGCAAAAGAAGTTGCGCTTTCTGCTAATATTCGTCAGTCTTTACATAGTGGCAACTACAACAGTTACAGCCCAACCCTAACAGGCGGTGGAGCGTCAGGTACCTGGGGTATTAATATAACTGGTAGTGCTGGTAGTGCTGGTAGTGTTCCCTGGTCTGGCATAACGAGCATACCGGCATTATGGTATCAGTCTGGTTCGTGGCTTGGAGATCTAGGATCTAATGGATTTACACGCGAAAATGGCGTGTCAATGACTGGTGGGGCTGAGTTTGTTTTACTTTCAAACGGTGGTCGAGGGTATACTCTAGTCGATGGCTCTTACTATGCATATGAAAACGGAGGATTTTTTTCCTCAAATAACTCTGCTTATGGTACCTTACTTGGTTTTTATGCAGATACAACAACTTCACTTAATTTTAATACAACTAGTGTAAAACTAAGTGGTAATCAAATTCTACATGCTGGTAATTACACAAACTATACTGTTCCTATATCGCACACACATTCTTTTGATAGTTTAACCAGTAAAACTGGTGGTACTGGCGACTACATGACTACCGGTAGTTTTATTGCTCAAAATATTTTACGAGTTCAAAATGGTGGGGCAGATTGGGACTCTCTTGATCTTAATGCAGATGGTGCAACACACTATATCAATGCACGCGGAGCTGAAACTGGCTTAGAATTTCAGTTTGATGGTGTTACTAGGATGTCGTTGTCAAACGCAGGATCCTTAAACTTACCTAATGGTGGACTTACTGCTCTTACTAAGTCATTTCTTATCCCACACCCAACCAAGCCCGGCAAAAAGTTACGTTATGGATCGCTTGAAGGTCCAGAAAATGGCGTGTATGTTCGCGGCAGGCTGCAGGGTACAGATTGTATTCAACTACCTGAGTATTGGACTGAACTAGTAGACCCGGATAGTATAACCGTACAACTTACTTGTCGCGGCAAACCGCAGCAACTATATATTCGTGAAGTCCGGAACAACTGTATGTGGGTTGACATAGACGGAGCTTGGGCTGCAGACATAGACTGCTACTACTTTGTACAAGCAGAGCGTAAGGATGTAGCTAAGTTGGAGGTAGAGGTAGAAGAATGAAAACTATACAACATAATGTAAATGGTATAGCAATCTATGAGTCTATAGAAGAAGATCAAGACTATGCTTCACCAGAATTAGTTACTAAAAGAATAAAAATATGCAATTTATGCGAATTTTTAGACAACGATAAGTGTTCAAAATGCTCTTGTCTAGTTCAACATAGAACTAAGTATATAGATATACACTGCCCAGAAGGAAAATGGTAATGGGAGTTATTTATAATATAGCGCCAAAAATTGTTACATATTCTGATGTTAATGCTATCTATTTAGTAGGTGCAACTATATTATCACAGGATGAAGAAAATGATGGCTATTCTATGATGATTCAACATAATACTGGAAGTAGTTGTGATTCTACTGGAGTTTTTGTTCAACTTAAAGATACTATTCCTTGGACTAGAATATCTGCAGAATTTTGGACTAAAGGTGCTGCAGCATGTTGGACATATATGGAACCTGGTGGATATGGCTCTTCAAATGGTGATGGAAATATTTACAATTATGATGAATCTGCCGGAGATAAATGCATTAGAACATATTTAGCACAAGATGAAGCGCAATTTGTAACACATTACAAAGCATCTGCGTGTGATAATGATGCAAATAACTTTATGCGGTACAATACAACTACATATAGAAAATGTACATTTGTTCGTCGCAGAAATGTTAATGGCAATTTAGGTGGAATTCATCATGGTAGGGCATGTAGTGAAGTTGGATCAAATGCTATTACCGTAATAAAAAACATAAGAATATGGAGATAATATGGCACTTATACACTCTCCTCAAATAGTTACCAATGGTTTAGTTTTTTATTATGACATACAAAATACTCAAAAATCATGGTTAGGTCAGCCTACAACTAATCTTGTTGGCGATGGTATGAGTATTTATAATAATGTATCAGGAGATGTTAGTGCCTCTTTAACAACTACTGGCGAATACTATAAAGGAGCAACAGTTTATAAATTAACACTAACTCCTACAACTGCTAGTGGTGTTAGTTGGTTGTCAAATGCAAATAATCCTGGCATTGGTGTAGTAAGTGGAGGAGGAGGAGGTACTGCAAATCGATATACAGGTCACTCTATATTCTTTAAATCTACAGTACCGCTAGCAAGTACACCAATATATACTCATTATTCAAATATAGCCGGTTGGCAAAGCAGTAGTAATAATTATGCTATGGGTGATGGCTGGTATAAGGCACATGTTATATGGTATGATACTGTAACAAGAAGTGATGGAAAATACTGGGCTATAAATCCACTATCTGCTACATTAAACGTTCCCATAGTTATATATTGGGCTGGGCCTTTTAAAGAAGACAGAAATAATTCTACCTTTGTTGCTCAATATACTCCAAGTTCTCGTTCTAATACACAAGCTGTATTAGATTTAACCGGTCAAAGTACAATTACTGCACAAAGCTTGACTTATAATACGGACGGTACTTTTAGTTTTAATGGTAGCAATTATATTAATAGCTCTTTAAGTAATATATCTAATTTTACAGTTGAAATAGCATTTAAATCAGATAGTGTTGAGAATTATAGAAATCCCATTGATTGCAATTGGTTAAGATTTAATGGTTCATATAGTAATATTGGTCCTAGATTAGAACAAAATAGTTCAGGTACTTTAGTTTGGTTAATTGGTGATACTTCGGGTAATTATGATACTAGAACTGTCGTTACTTCAGGTTTAAATCAAGCAGCAACACATGTAGCAACAATTGTAAAAGATAATTTGAACTATACATCATATTATAATGGAACGCAAGTTCAAACTGGAACAGCAGCATATACTTGGCCAGGAAATTTTAATGACATACAAATAGGTAGAGGATTCTCGACATCTAGTGAAAGATGGTTTATTGGAAAAATTTATTATGTTAGAATTTATAACCGAGGATTAACAGCTAGTGAAGTCCTACAAAACTTTGCTGCACAACGGGGGTTATACGGAATATGAGTGTATATAACGGACCCCAAATCGTAACAAGTGGACTAATTGCTGCCATTGATGCTAGCAATATTAAATCTATGATGGGTACGGGCCCCGAAAGAATACAGAGTACATACTCTAGCTTTAATAACTGGAATGGTCTAGTAGGAACTAGTGGCTCGTATGTTAGTAAAACAGGAAAAACTGGTGTTACCCTAACGATTACTAATAGCAATGGCGGCGGAGTTAATTGGTGGAATAGTAATCATTCAGTTACAGCCTGCACTCCAAGTGTTCCGTATATAGTAACTGCTAGAGTTCGTTGGCAAACAAACACACCCAACCCTAATCTATTCTATATTCGCCAGTACAATTCTAGTGGATCTCAGATTTCGGAGTACGGTATATTTTCGTCTAGCAATATAGTAGACTTAGGCGACGGCTTTTACTTTACTTGGGCATATTTTACCACAGGCTCAACAGCTGCTAGTTTTATAGTACACGGGTATGATTATAGCAATATAAGTATCTGGCTAGAGGATGTACAGTGTAAGCGAGCAGGCTTAGAGGATTTAGTTGCTGGTACTTACCCTGCTCCTATGTTTGGTACAATGACTTGGTCGCCTAGTAATGGTGGAAAACTTAGCTATAGTGCTGGAAATAATCTTCAGATTACTAATCTAAATTTAGCTAGTAGTAGTTATACAGTAGTATCTGCAGCCAGATATACTGGGGGTACTCGTGGCAGAATAGTTAATGGAATAAATAACAACTGGTTAATTGGTCACTGGAACACTACTACAGAAAATTACTATGCAGAGGGCTGGGTTAGCGGAGTAGGAGCAGGAGCAAGCGACACCAACTGGCGAATACATGCAGCAACTTGGAATACCGGTACAGATAGTGCTAGCCTGTACGTAAATGGTAATTTAGTGGCTGGACCTAATGCTAATGCAAGTGCTGGGCCTAACGGTATAGGTGTCGGCACAAACGGCGAATACTCAGATGCAGAATTTTCATTTGTGTATGCGTATAACCGAGTACTAACGGACGCAGAGATACAAACAATTTTTTATGCTGAACGTGCCAGATTTGGCATATAAAATAATAGGAACTAATTATGGCCTTGTCTGACAAAAATATTTTAATTACCCCTAATCGGAGTCAAACTGCCGACCCTAAAATTGAGTTTGTTGGAGCAAGCAGCACACTAGGCCCACAAACAATTACCCTACGTGTGTATCCAACTAGTAGTGGAACTATTAGCTTGGAGGGTAGCGCCGGTCAGCTATTTAGCGTAACTAATACATTAACTGGAACTATTTATAGTGTAAATGATGTGTCGGGAATTCCCAGCATAGAAGTATTAGATACCGGACTGGTTAAGTTTGCACAGTATAGTGGTAATGTACTAGTTGGTACAGGTATTGATGACGGTAGTAAATTACAAGTACGTGGAAATTTACGAGCCGGAGTCAACGGTTGGAATAGTTCGCCTGCCAGTACTACATTTCCTCATACCTTAGCTGCAACTACTGGTAGTAGTAGAGTTGTAAACTTTGATGGTAATGGTAACAGCACACCGTCAGTATGGTGGACTAATGGTTCTAGAGCTCTAGGTGCTATTGATGCACAAGATCCTGGTCTTACCTTCTGGGCTAATAATGGTTCTAGTTGGCAAAAGCAAATAAGTCTTGGATACGGCACTGTAAATATTGAGACTGTGCTACAACAAGGCGGCAATCAGGTACTACATGCTGGAAACTATAGTAGCTATGCACTACCACTAAGTGGTGGTACTGTTACAGGTAACACGCGTATTAATCAGTTAGGTGTTGGTAGTTCCAACAATGCTAATTTTGATTTTTATAATAATGGTTCCAGCTACTTTAATGGTTCAGTTACTATAGACGATAATTTAACAATAACTCCTACTTCTAATCAATCTCTTTCAGTACAACATAATGGTACTGGTACTGCTTGGTTTGGTCGAATTGTATCAAGAAATTCTAGTATGGATAAGGCTGCCTTTCTTGGCACCTATGGCGGAGTTGCTGGTGTATTTGCTCATAATGATGCACTTGGTGCTTGGGCACCTCTATATATTAATACCATTGATAGCGGCGCAGCAAACGGCACAGGGCAAGCAGTAATATTTTCGCGACTTCAACTAGATGCTGATGGTACCGACTCGTGGTACAGAGCAGGTAGTGGTAATCGGCACAGATTTACAACTACTGGAGGTGCCGATTTTATTATTGGTAACGGTAGTGGTGTTGTAACTATAAACGGCAATCAAGTACTACACGCTGATAATTATAGTAGCTATGCGGTTCCTTTAACTGGCGGAACAATGACAGGTAGACTTACCACTACTGCTTGGACTACTAGTGCTCGTAACTATTCAAACGAGTGGATTGAATTTCCAAACCATAGTGGACTGTACTCTGGATTAAATGCTGCTCATTTTTATCCAAATAATTCTAGTTATGGTAGTTGGAGAAGTGCTGGATCGCGTAATGGTTGGGGCGGTATAGAGTTTGATGCTAGTAATGGCAATGTATCCCTAATGATTAATACAGACTCAAATACATCAGGATTTCATAATAACAGCTATGGCTGGCAATGGCGGTGGAACAATGGTACTGCATATGTACACAAAAATTCGTACGGAGGCGGTACAGCTGCTGCAGTTCTTGATAGCTCAAACTACACCAACTACACACTACCACTAGGTGGAGGAAATTTAACTGGGCGACTAATAGTAAGTGTAAATGGTCGTGGTACAAGTTACAGCCAATCAAATATTGAGGTTTATACTACTGATAACACACCACCAGGCTTATCCTTTCATCGTGGTGGATATAGCGCAACTACACTATATGAAAACGATGGTGAACTGTACACAAACCCTTGGACTACTAGGGGTCAAACTGGTAAACTTCTTGCTGCCGGCAACTATAATAACTATGCACCCACCCTAACAGGTGGCGGAGCATCAGGAACTTGGAGTATAAGTATTACCGGTAGTGCAGCTAGTGCTAGTAATGCGGGATATGCTAATAGTGCAGGCAGTGCTGCCAGCGTTGCAGCATCTGCAATTACTGGTCAGGTTGGTATGTGGACAAGTGCCGCTCGTCCAGGCCCCTACCGCCTATACCGCCGTGAAGATGATACTAATTACAGTGTGCAAACTCACTGGACTGGTAGTTATTGGAGGTTGTATGGTTATAGTGGAGATAGTGCACATGCTGATACCCATGTAGGTTATGCAGACAGTGCAGGTACAGTTACTAATATTTCGTCATCTCAAGTTGCCCCCATTGTTATCTATACTACACCAAGTGATGCTAGCGGATATATATGGATTAGGTTTAATTATGCTAACGGTAACACTTTCAATTCTGGCCAACACCAGATAGAGTTCTATGTAACTCGCTCAATCAACGAGAATAGCAATAGCCCATATGGTGGTTGCACTGCAAAGTTCACCGCTCAAGCTCGCGAATGGCACAGCGGTCAAGAAATGATGGTTGTGCAATATGGAGAGCATGGTGCAAATGCAAGTTTTGGGCAAGGCTTTTACATTTCTAACGCTCGTATTGCGGATCTTGCTGGTAATGGTAACTGGGTTTACCTTCGAGTTAGAGCTGGTATTACCTACTACTTTAGAGAAGCTCTTCATGGCGGCACTGGTTGTGATTTCAGTACTCTACAAGGAACAACCGATCCCGGCTCGACACAGCCAATCTTTGCCGGATTTAATTTGATTTCAACTTCTGGCGACGTCAACTTCTACGACAATGGTAATGCTGTACTACACGCCGGTAACTACACTAGCTATAGTCCAACCCTAACAGGCGGTGGAGCGTCGGGTACTTGGGGCATCAATATAACTGGTACAGCAAGTGATCCTAGTAAGGTACCACTAACCGGCGGCACAATGACCGGCACCTTGTTTATTAATAGTAAACTACGAGTTAATACGGCCAGCGGCCCAAGCGATAATGCATATGGAACGGCAACAGACATACCCATGTATATGTTTGGTAGTACTCGTACTCAATCAACATTTTTAATTGAAAATAACGTTAATAGTAGTATTGACTATCCTGTCATTGTTATTAGAAGAACTCTAACACCTGTTGGTAGCAGATTTGGAGGAATGATACGATTTGCTGATAAGAATAGTTCGGGTACCGAAATATCTTCACAGATTTACTCATTTAACCGTTTAACTTCACAAGATTTATTCTTAGATGCTGGATCTGGTACAAACGATCGCGTAGTTTTGCGTGCAGGAAGTTCTTCTTCTATGCAAGTAGCCGAAACTTTTATTATGAATGTAAAAGCCGTAATTTACACCTACAGCGGATCTACCTCTTCATTAGATATTGATTGTAGAGAAGGCAATTACTTTACAAGAACTATTAGTAGCAATAGCACATTTACTTTTAGTAATGTACCTGCTGCGTCCGGGTTTAATGTTGCGTATTCATTTACACTTGAACTAACACATACTAGCGGTACGGTTACTTGGCCTGCAAGTGTAAAATGGCCTGGTAATACTGCTCCTTCCCTAACAACTGGTAAAACTCACTTATTTATGTTTGTTACAGATGATGCTGGAAGTAGATGGCGCGGTTCTTATTTAACTAACTACGATAATTAAAATGGATACAATTAGTTTTAATAATTTTATGGCTAGTGGCCAACCCAGAGGGTATACACTAACAGCCGGAACTAAAGCGCCAACCCTAGGTGCTGGTGGACATCCTAATTATCCTCCTAGTGGTTGGACAGGTTTATCATATGGAAATGTTGATGATAGTTTTGTTAGTGTTACTATACCAAGCTTTGCACTTAATCTAAATGGTTTTACAACAGCCTATATCGGTTCAAATACTTATATTACTTTTGGCAGTGGGTCAACTGTTTTTAGTAGTTTAAGTGCAAGTAATCCTGCTCTACATAAAATTCACTTAGGAGCTGCCGATAATTCATATCAACAAGTTTCAATGATTCAATCTGGAACTGATTATACAAGAATTAGATATGAAGGTAATGGTAGTCCTAGCGGTACTATTGGTTCACCTGGTATTGTATATGAAGCTACTTTTTTTAATAGCGCAAAAACAGACGGAGTACCTGTACTAGAAGTATTATTTGGTAATCATAATAGAACGAGTGGTGCATCTGGCATAGCTACTACAAACTCTTATCTAGCTACACCCTCTCCTGCAGGATACTTTTCAGCAAATCAAAGCTATGTTTTTGTAGGCAATGCTTCGGGCGGTACCGCATGGACTATATATACTGGATACTATATGGCTAACACAGGATACTAATTAAGGAAAACTAATGATATATGTAAAATTAAATAGTAATGGTGAAATTGAAAAATACCCTTATAATCTGTACGATTTAAGAGTAGATTTTCCTAATACATCGTTTACTATTCCTGTAGAAGAAAGTTCTCTGAATAGTAGAGGTATTTTTAGGGTAGCAGAAAGCGTAATGCCACAGATTGATCATACTAAAGAATTAGTTGAATTACAACCAACTCTACAAAACGGAACTTGGACAAGGGTTTGGAGTGTAGTAGATGCACTTCCAGAACACATTCAAACTAAATTTGATACTGCTGCATACGACATAAGAAAACGTAGAAATGAACTACTTTCAAGCACAGATTGGACACAAGTAGCAGACACCCCTGTAGATAAACAAACATGGGCAACGTATAGACAAGCTCTTAGAAATATTACCACACAATCAAACTTTCCTTGGTCAGTAGAATGGCCAACCCAACCCGTATAATAAGGAATTATTATGGTAACCTTTACAATTAAACCAACAAGCATTCGTACTAAAACTCTGGATGGATTAACCGGCGTAGTAAAACTAGTAGAGTGGATACTAGAAGGCGAACTTAGTGGCCAAAAATTTTCATTACCACAAACTACTACATTACAAGATCCAGAACCTGCTAATTTTATTCCCTTAAATCAAATAACTGAACAACAGGTAGTTCAGTGGATTGAAAATACTGTAGATTTACAACCTATAAAAGCACATATTGAATTTGTGCTTAATAAAGAAGCAGCAAAAGCCGATTTAACCCAAGAAAGCTTACCTTGGGCACCGCCAGCTCCTGAGCCTACTACTCCTGTTGCGCCAACCGAAGCTCCAGTTACTACGCCCCCTATTAATTCAGCCCCTCCACCTACTAATCCTTAATACTTAGAGGTTACTATGCGGCAATTAGCTTGGCTATTATTTTTGATCTCAACCCTTACCTTTGCCCAAACAACAGACAGGATTATTTCAGAATCAACAAGTAATAGTCAATCTAATTCGACTAGTACTAGCATAAATGAAACCACAGTTAAATCGCCACCACCTAGTGCTACTAGTCCTCCTATAACAATTATAAGTAATGACCTATGTGTTGTAGGAGTTTCGGGTGCTGTGCAAACTCAAATCCTAGGCATTAGCGGTGGTAGTACTGTTCGTGACTTAAACTGTGAGCGATTAAAACTAGCTAAAAACTTATACGACATGGGCATGAAAGTAGCTGCTGTAAGTACCTTGTGCCAAGATTCCAGAGTATTTGATGCTATGATGGATGCTGGTACTCCGTGTCCTATACAAGGAAAAATAGGAGAACAAGCTCGTCAACTATGGCAAGATAATCCCGGTCTACAACCAAAACCACTACAGGCTACCACAAATGAATCATTTTGGAAAAACTTTAGTTTTGGCTTGGGCACTATTCTCTTACTCATCCTACTCCTATAGCCAAACAAGTGCTAACTTAGTACCCTACTCAAGTATAAGCCTACAAGGCAACCTTAAATTTTCGCCAGGAGATGCTGTAGTATTTGGAAAAGGTGGAGGTAGTCTAACCTACACAGGTATACTTACACAAAAAATCTTACAAGATACAGGCATACCCTTAACCATTACAGGCGTAGAATACGGCTGGGATTATAGCTTAGGTTGTACAGGTTGTAAAAATTACTTAACAGCTACTACTGTACTTAGTGATAGAATAGGTACTATTTATAGTAAAAACTATACACTAACAGGTATAGGCAGTGTTGCAGAAAGGGTAACACTAGGAGAATTAAAGGCTGCTACACTAGACACTTTTAAACTCGGGTTTCAAGGTCAGCAGCTGTGGCAAGAAAAACAGTGGCAAGGCCCTAGTGTAGTAAATCCATATTATAGATTTACTTATATGCCTAATATTACTACACCACAACCAGAAATACCACAACCAAAACTGCCACAAATACCACAGCAACTTATCCTTCAAAAACCAGAACAAGTATTAGGAACCTATGTTGATCCAGTTAAAGATGCCCTACCAAAATTAGTACAAGATCCTATAGTTAATCAAGTCCTAGAAAAACCAGAAACAACGCGCGAGTATCAAGCACCAACCCTAAACCGCGGCATACCTAGCACCACAACTACCGAAGAAAAGCCCAAAACTACCGCAGCCACTAGAATTAGTACTCAGGTTACACAGCAATCCAATAGTAAACAAACTACTAATGAACTAGTAACTATTGCAAATATGACTAGCCAAGCCCCTAGTCTAGACCAGTACCAGCGACAAGTAATCTTAGATGCGGCATTTTATGTAACAAAAGATATTTATAAAACTGTTCAGCCAGTAGACAATCAAAGATTACTTCGCGGCCTAACTGGTAGCTCTAACCTAAATCATGGGAGAATGGTAGATGAGCAATACAGATCTAAATAAACAGGTAGAAAAACTAGAACAAGCTCAAAAGCAGTATATGAGCAAAGATACTGTGATTAGTATAGGTGGGTACAGTTTTACACCTGCAAAGCTAATGATTGCGGCCGGTATTATAAGTAGTGTAGTCGGCGGCATGTACGGAGTTTTTGAAGCCTACAAAGACTACGAAAATATGAAGAAAAAGATTGCTAACTATGTTGCACCCGACTTTAGTGAATATGAAGCTCGCATAATTAAACTAGAAACGGATAGTGAAAAAGTAGTAGACTATACACGAGACATTAATCAAAATCTAAAAGGCGATATTCGTCGCACAGAAACTGTCTTAGAGGGTGTAGAGCGCGGAACTAAAGTTGCTCAACGTGAAACCGAAAAAGAAGTGGTTAGTATTCGTAGACAGGTTGATGATGACGTTAAAGAAATACGACGACAAGTTGATACAGAAATAAAAGAAATACGTCGTAGTGCTGATACCAGTGTTCGTGAAATGCAAAAACAAGTTGATGCAACTGTACAAACCGTAAATGAACGTGTAAACAGAATTGAACGTGATACTAACGGTGAACTACGAGCTATTCGGCGTGAGGTAGATGACAAGATTAAAAAGGCACTAGATAATCCTCTTGCTAATTAAGGGGAGTAGTATGGATCCGCTAACGCTAATGGGTACGGTAACAGCTGCATTTAATGGCCTAAAAGCTGCTGTAAAAGTAGGTCAAGAAGTCGAGGGAGTATACCGTCAATTAAGTAAGTGGGCGGATGCTGCAGGGCAACTTCAACAACTAATCAATGATAATAAAACGGATACGGGTGAGCAAAAACCTGGCTTGTTTGAAAAAATAGGATTTGGTAAAACCGCAACAGCAGAAGCCTTTGATATAATTATAGCACAGCAAAAATTGCGAGAAATGGAAGCTGAAATATATCATATGTTTTATTATGGTGAACTTCAACACCTAGGAGCAGAGGGCTATAGTCAGTTTAATCAGCTACGTCGTGAAATTCGTGAGCGCCGTGAGCGTATGATTCGTGATCAAGCCCGTCGTAGAAAACGGTTTATTGAAAACCTATTCTGGGGAACCTTACTAGTTATAACACTTACTATTGCAATTAAATTTTTTGTATGGTTATTTGATATTGGCCGCGAAGCAGGCCGATGGTAGGAGACGCAATGTGGATTCTTCAATGGCTACCTTGGTGGCTATTTTATATGGTACTAGCCTTAGGATTATTTGGACTAGTGGTAACTTATTTACTTAAGTTTATTCCACTACCCATAATTCATGTGTACAAAACTCCACTACAAATTGGGTCTATTATACTTGTAGTTATTGGGGTCTATATGCTAGGATCTATAGCTAATGAACGTGCTTGGCAAGCTAGGATAAAAGAACTAGAAGTTAAACTAGCACAAGCTGAGGCTGAAGGGGCAAAAGAAAATATTAAGATAGTAGAAAAAGTAGTTGTGCAACAGAAAATAGTACGCGAACGCGGTCAAAATATAGTACAGTATGTTGACCGAGAAGTAGTTAAGTATGATACTAAGTGTGAAATTCCACAACCATTTGTAGACGCACATAATCGTGCGGCGGAAAAAATACAATGAAATCGATAGTAATATTATTATCACTAGTGTTAGTAGGTTGTAGCACTCCTGTTCCACTAAAACCTAAATTTCCAGAAGCACCACAGATATTACTAGAGCCTTGCAGATCACTAAAATCACTAGAACAAAATGCTAAACTTAGTGATGTAGCTAAAACGGTTACAGAAAATTATCACCTTTACCATGATTGTAGCTTAAAGTCCAGTATGTGGCAGGAGTGGTACAAAACTCAACGTAAATTATTTGAGGATGTAAAATGACCTTAACCCTAGAACAATTACAAAAATTAATACCACGCAATAAGTATACAAGCTATTGGTTACAAGTTATTAATCAGCTATTTCCTGATTATGAGATTAACACTCCCCTACGTCAAGCAGCTTGGATTGCACAGTGTGCTCATGAATCGGCTGAGTTTACTGTCCTACAAGAAAATCTTAACTATCGTTGGCAAAGCCTACGCAAAGTATTTTCTAAATACTTTCCTACGGATGAACTAGCACAACAGTATGCTGGTAAACCCAATAAGCAAGAGGCAATAGCTAACCGTGTATATGCTAATCGTATGGGTAATGGCGATGAGGCTTCAGGGGATGGATGGCGATACCGTGGCCGAGGACTTATTCAGCTAACTGGTAAGGATAATTATACTTGGTTTGCTCACAGCATAGAAATCAAACCAGAAGAAGCAGCAGATTACCTAGAAACTTTTGAAGGAGCTGCTCAAAGTGCGTGCTGGTTTTGGGAAACTAATAGCTTAAATCGTTGGGCAGACCAAGGGGATATTTTAACCTTGACAAAACGAATTAATGGTGGTACAATAGGCATAGAAGATCGTAAAAAACACTACGAGCACGCCTTACACATACTAGGAGGCTAACGGTGATTAGTGATAAAAAACTATTTCTATTCTTGTTAATTTTACTTGCATTACCTGTTGCACTAGCTGCTTTTGGTAGCGATAGGTTTAGGTATCCTTGTCAAGATCCTCAAAACTGGGAAACTAAGCAGTGCCAAAAACCATTATGCGACGTTACTCGTACTTGTCCAGAGCATATATTTAAAGGGCAGCGAGATCCTAGACTAGGGCCGCCAGAGACTAGAGTTGAACCGATAGGTCAGACTTGCCAACAATGTCAACCAGATAAAGGAGGAGCTAAAGGTGCAAAATAAGGAGACTTTAATTTATACCGAAGAACAACTAATGGCTAGACTTAAATTCTTTATAGGAGTTTGTCTAGCACTTACACTAACAGGCATTGTATTTGTAGTTCTCTACAGTATAATATTTGTTACACAGCCACTTAATGCTATGAGTCCAATTGATCAAAAGTTCTTTGAACTTATTGTACCTATAGCAACATTTTTAACTGGTACACTTAGTGGTATTATGCTTGCAGGAGTTAAAAAAGAAGATCAAGAAGTAATGCTTCAAGCACAAAAACAGCAACAAGAGGGATTTAAAACTACTATTGAGGCTATACGTACACCAGAACCTAAACCGCAGCACGTCAGACAAGAGCCAGTACTGTTTGCTAGTGGTCAGCCAGAATCGGGATACGGCGGAAAACCTAAGCCTCCACAAGCACCACAACCGGAGATTTAAATGCTTAAATCACTACTACAAGATGGAGTAGACGGCAGCCTAAGCAGCAAACGTGTAATAACATTTTTAGCTTTTATGTTATGTAGCTTAGGTTTTGTAGCTAATTTATTTTTTGGGTATAAAGTAGACGGGACGTTATACGATAGTATGATGTATATAGTATTAGTAGGCCTAGGTGTAATTGTTACTGAAAAGTTTAGCCCACACAAAAAGGACTAACCATGAAATATATTTTAGCCGTGTTAATTGCCTTATCTGGTACAGGTTATGTACTAGCAGAACCCGAAACTAAACGGGTTTGTGAAATTCAAAAAGATAGCAAAGGTAAAGAGCAAGAAGTTTGTAAAACTATAAAGATTCACAAAAAGCTAGAAGGTGCTCAAAAACCTAGTGAGGTAAAACCAGACGCAAAAAAGTAATCTAAGTATTTAACTTTAACTTCTTAACAGGGTCGAATCGATGGCAACTAGATCAGGTAAAAAAGCTCGCAAACAACAAACCAATACTCAGTCAAACCCTATTGAGTATGGTTTTAAGGATGTAAAACCTCTGAATTTTATACAAGAACAATACTTAAATGCTATAAAACAAAACGAGGTAGTTTTTGGAGTAGGTAGCGCAGGTACAGGTAAAACATTTGTAGCCGCTAGTTACGCTGCAGGAGAGCTTTTTCATAGACGCGTAAATAAAATTATACTAACTCGTCCTAATATAGAAACAGGTCGTGGACTAGGATTTTTACCAGGTGAATTAGAGGAAAAGTATGCCCCATACTTAGAACCATTTGACAACGTGTTTCAACGATCTTTAGGCAAAGGATTCTATGAATATGCACTTAAAAATCATGATATAGAACCCAGACCTATAGGATTTATGCGTGGAGCAACATTTGATAATGCAATAGTTTTAGTGGATGAAGCACAAAACTTAACTAAAACTGAACTAAAAATGCTCTTATCACGCATAGGTAAAAATTGTAAAGTAATTCTAAGCGGAGATCCAGACCAGCGAGACTTAGCTAACTCAGGACTTGAAGATGCTATAAAAAGACTAGAAGGCATTGAAGGTATAGAAGTAGTTAGATTCTTAGATCAAGACATAGTTCGTAGTAAAATGTGTAAACAAATAATTTTAGCATACAAGGATTAAAATGGCAAAAACTTACAAACCCACTAGTGGCATGGCATCGGCGGCCCGTCGTGCCCTAAAGTGGAAACAGGAAGGTAAGCCTGGCGGTACTCTAGTAGGTTTAGCCAGAGCTAATCAATTAAAGGACCGAGAACCATTAAGCGCTTCAACTGTACTACGAATGTACAGCTTTTTTTCCCGTCACGAAGTAGACAAAAGGGCTACAGGTTTTCGTAGTGGTGAAGAAGGGTTTCCTAGTAAGGGTAGAGTAGCTTGGGATCTCTGGGGAGGTGATGGTGGTTATTCGTGGAGTCGTGCTAAGCGTAATCAAATTATGCGCGAACGTGAAGGCAAAGCTCTTAAACTACTAAGCCTAACAGTAAAAGCATATGTAAAGCAAGAATACTTAGACATTGTAGCTCAAGCAATTGAAGACTATGCTAATGAAAATATTGGAGAAGAAATAGAGGCTTTTGGTCAGTTTATGTACCATGCAGAACTACTACGTAATGGTCATGTTGATGTATACCTACAAGATTTGCCAGATGTAGATCAGCCTTATCGTGACATACTAGTAGAAATAGTTAGTACACTATATGATAGTGATGAAGATAGTTCGGATGATATGGATGATGAGGACAGTGACCAAGACACTGACGATTCACCCAGATAACAAAAAGCCCCGTTACTGTAAGGTAACGGGGCTTTTTATTTAACTAGCAGGCGTTTCAGGTGGAGGCTGAAGTGCTTGTAGTTGTTCTTGTGCTTCTTTTTGAATCTTTTGACTTAGAGGATTGCAAACTTTAGCAGGCAATTCTTGTAAGCCTGCTAGGAGTGCATTAATTTCGTTTACGCTAAGTGTAAGTGTTAAGATAGGATCATTATTCATATTTAAATATTACTTTACTGGGCATGCGCCGGTTAAACATTCGTCATCTAAGATTGCGTCAAAACTATTGGCACTATCTATATTGACGGCTTTTAGGTCTTGAACATATGTGCGAAACGTATATTCGTCGACAACTTCTTGTGGTAGGTATAAGTAGCCAAGATCTTTGGCTGTTTTTGTAGGATCACTTCTATAAATAAATGAAACGCCAACATAGCAGTCCCAATTATTCATTAACCAATCCACAATTTGTGGAACTTCATGTGGCTCGTAGCTAATAGTTACTGACGTATTTTGCTGAGTCCAACTAGTCTGAATTAACTTGTAACGCTCTAGCTGATCAATAGCAGTTTCTAGGTTAACTTCTTTACCGTCTTGTTTATGGAACGGAACATCCGACCACTCTACTGGAAAGGTTACTAGAACACCGGTATCATCAGTAGGATGATTAAATACTTTGTAGTTTGCCTCACGTAGCTTATCTACAACTGGATCGTACTTGCTAAACTGCACATTGTTGAAAATGTACTTGCCTAGCGGCTTGTGAACACCCTCAGTTGTATCCATAATTTTACTTAGTGTGCCTGACGGCTTAACGCAAGTAATGTTTTTAGGACGAGGCAACCCTAGCTCATCTGCCATACCAATGGCTGCACTAGTAGCTGTACGCTTTAGGTATTCATAATCATATCCAGTCATGTCTGGACGCTTAGCAATACCAGTTAGGCCTACACCACACAGTCGCAAGAAGTAATTGTTGAGATGCCATGCTTCTTGGAGGATACCGTCTTTGAGGTTAACACAGGTTTGACGGTAATTAGCTCGGGCGGCAAGCCGTATAGCTTCGTGAAGTCCTGCGGTATTTCCCTTAAACTTTCCAATATCTGTTTCTGTAAGATTACAGAATGATTTGTTTCCGAGTAGAATCTCAACACAAGGATTTGCTCCCTTATACCAAGGTGCACGACGACGTGCTTCTTGTGCATTAATAAACCCTGGCTCACTTCCGCCAGCTTCTTGCATAATTGCAAATATTTCGCTTAGTTGCTCGTAGGTAGGCTTTTCATTAAACACTAGACTATTGTTACTTTGCTGACGATGTGCATTGCCATGCAACCACCAGTCTTTTTTAGCTACTGCAAATTCTTGCCACTCCGGTTGGCCGTAGTCGAAAAGCGCAATCTCAGCACTTCGGCGACTAGACAGAATGGTACCAAGCCAATTAACAATATCCATGATATCCATTCTGGTGAGTAGTGAATCTGCCCGTCCATTAAGGATACGGGCGATAGCAACATAAGCAGTACTGATAGCCGAGTCACCCGAACTAATCCATCCATAGCCTTTTAACCTTTCACCAGCAGGACGCAGTTGACTGAAGTCTAGAACAAGAGTATCAGCAGGATATTTTCCTGCCATTAGTTTACCAATGCTTTTAGCCCATGCTTCTGCACTATCGCCAACCTGAATACGCCAAGTTTTTGTTTGCGGGTCCCAAGTTTCTACATTATGTTCACAGCCACCCTTTTCAGTACGCTGTGATCGTACCACTTCGATATTTTGAATAGGTTTTGAGAATCCATTTAGTGTGCCTATAATAGGCTTAAATCCTACGCCGCAACCTTGTAAAAGTAGCCATAGTACATCTACTACGTCATATACAGTTTCTACTTCTGTAAAGCTACAATTAAACTGTGATGCTTCACGATTTTTAGCTACTTGTGTGCCGCCTAGCCATAAGGTACGACCGCTCATAGAAACTTTACGCTCAAGCATAAGTTGTTCTAGGCGATTTAGTTCTGCGTACTCATTGGGAAGCAGCTGCCTACCGGCAGCACGTTCCCACAACCATGCCTGATGTGAGATTACTCGGCTAACAGTATCTTGCCAAGTTTCAAATTGTTTGCCATCATCACTGATGGGTCTGTTATAAGTTCGTCGGGTAATTACTTGTGCTCGTGTGCTTGTCATGTTACTCCTCTATGTTCCTGTGCTGCCAAAGCCGCCTGTACCTCGTTGGGTATCATTCCAGCAGTCTGTAAATGTGGCTAATTGAATTGGTACTATTACTAGTTGTGCAATTCTGTCGCCTTGTTTAATTTTATATAAGTCGCCTGAAATATTTTTTAACAGAACTTTTAGTTCGCCACGGTAATCACTGTCTATAACGCCTACGCTATTAGGCAGTATGATTCCCCTTTTTCCTTGACTGGATCTGTTAAAGATTAACCCGACAAAGCCTACTGGAATTTTGACTGCTATACCTGTACCAACAGCTTTGGTTTCTTCAGGATAAAGATCAATAGTTTCCGCACTACACAGATCGGCTCCTGCATCTGTGGGGTGCTGACGTTTAGGTAGCTCTGCATCTGCCGTTAGTCGTAAACATTGAATATTAAGTGTACTAGCATAAAATCCTTGTATACTAGTTGTTCCTGTTAATGTTGTTGCGCCATTTATCATTTAATATACTCTTGTAGGATAGTATCTATATGTTGTGTGTTAGAACCTAGTGCATCTGCACAGTATGTAACTAAGTCCATAAGCTGATAGTTTAGCATGATAGTATCTGCACTATCATTAAGTGTTTTAACGTATTTTAGTTTGCTGGAGATAGGTAGATTTGCAACTATATCAAGAGCAGTGCCCCACTCTTCCACAAGTTGATGAGCACGTTTAGGGCCGATGCCTTCTACTCCGCGAACATTATCTCCAGTATCACCCATTAGGCATTTAATACTAATGTATTGATCTTGTGTAAAGTCGTAGTGAGTGTGCCAATTATTAGCTGTAACTTCTTTGCGTGTTACATAACTAAATCTGCTAGTATCTTCACCCACTAGTAGATCCCAGTCTTTATCGCTACTAATTAGCCAAGTATGGGTAACGGGATAATTTTTGACCTGTTGAGTTATGTAAGCGGCTATATCATCAGCCTCAGTTTGTGGAAACTGAACAATCGGGTATGTAGTCTGAGTACGAATCCAGTCTAGTGTGTGCTGATAATCTTCAAAAAATCGCTCAAAAGCTGCACGTTCCGCTTCAGTTTGCTCAGCAAATTTATCTTTTCGGTTTTGTTTATATTCAGGATAAATCTGTTTACGATAGCTGCTTGAACCTTGATCCGCAGCCACAATAACCCAGCGAGCTTTGTAACTCTTTTTAAGACTATCTATTGTACGCAAGTAATCTTCATAAAAGTCTGTTGCGCCATTATGCTTCCAGCGAAATGCTAAGTTTAGTGCATCCACTACCATTAAGGTATTTTCTAATTCACTTACTTGTTGAAATGATTTACTCATATTTAGTGCTTAATCTGACTCCAAACACGGGTTCTAATTTGAGCTTGTAGTGTCTCTGGAAGGTGTACATAATCAAGTTCTTCACTCATTTTAGCACCGTGTTTAAATGCCCAATCAAAAAACTTAATAGCTTCTTGGCTGGATTTTTTATCTTGTGGATCTTTGTACATGATAATAAAACTAGCAGTACTAATTGGCCAAGTATTCTTACCCGGTTGATCAACAATACTTAGACCCATACCGGGTACACTAAACCAATCTGCACCAGCCGCAGCGGCAGCAAAAGTAGTATCATCAGGATTAACAAATATACCGTCCTTGTTTTGTAGTTTCATGTAGGTCATGTTATTTTTCTTAACATAGGCATACTCTACATATCCCACAGAACCACGTACCCTACGCACATTAGCAGCCACGCCTTCATTACCTTTGCCACCTACACTGCTACTAGCAGGCCATTTTACTGCTGCGCCACGTCCTACACGACTCATCCAGTCTGGGCTTACTGTGCTCAAGTAATCAGTAAAATTAAAAGTAGTTCCCGATCCATCAGCTCTGTGTACTACGGTAATAGCCATATCTGGTAATTTTTTGGCTGGATTAAGTTGCTGAAGTTTAGGGTCATTCCACTTTACTATAGTACCCATAAACACTTCAGCCAGTACGGGTCCGGTAATAACAAGTTCACCAGGTTGAAATCCGTCAAGATTAATAACAGGGACTGTTCCACCTATAATTGCAGGAAATTGAACTTGTCCCAGCTTATCCAGATCTTCACCCTTAACCGGAGCATCTGTAGCTCCAAATGTTACTGTTTTATTATTAATTTGACGAATACCGCCAGAACTGCCAATACTTTGATAATTTAATCCAATTTTAGTCTCTTTTTGATAGGCTTCAGCCCATTTAGCGTATATTGGATAAGGAAAAGTAGCTCCTGCTGCTGTAATTGTTTGAGCTGCAACTGAAATAGAGGCTGTAGCAAGAATAATTCCAACTAATTTATTAATCATAGACAATCCTAGGTTTTGATAAACTCAATATTTTCATTTGTTATCCAATCTTCTGCTAGTGCAACAAAAAATTTATAATCATCTCTGTTTATATACACATAAGGATATAGATCATTAGGTATATCTTGAAAGGCTACAAATATTTTACTACGATCAAACTTAAAGAATAGTAGTGGTTGTTTACCGACTTGACCACTTTCTCGTAGTGTTTGCTGCCACCAGTCTAGAAGCGTAGGACTTTTACTGGTTAATATATGGCTAGTAAGATGATCGTCTGCATAGCCTTTTACTTCTACACAGTATATATTCTTTTCGCCCGGAATATATAAGTCACCTTTTAGGCCATGTTTTTCATTTAGTGCACCAGAGCCTGGAACTCGTTCCCACTTTAACTGGGTATGTTCTCGTAAAAATTCTTTTACTTTGGTTTCGGTTCTAGCGCCCTTTTGTCGGCTATCTACCACGACGAACTTTTGGAAGTAAACCCACGGGCTTAGGATTTTTCCAGTTATCTATTGCTTGATTTATTTCTAGGGCTAGGGCATCCCAATCAGTTATCATGTCTAGTTTACCACCAGCGTGATAAACAAATGTGGTATGCTTGCCTTTTACAATCTTTGAGCGTTTGGGCTTCACTATGTAGCTCCATGTAAAATAATTTTACATATATGCTCTAACCTTTCAATATGTTCAAAAGCACGCCAAGGACTGGTGTCTACAGCTACAACGCCATGCCTATCCATTCCTACTATATTATACTCTAATGAGCCGTCTAGTTCAA